TCGTATTTATCGCCTGCGTAATAAGATGATAGTTAATGCTGATGCTGCTGTTCGCAATGGAATGAAGTTCTATGCGAACAGTATCATTTATAAGTATTATATCACTCCCGACGGCTGGTTGATTTTTGTCACTGGAAATAATCCTTCAGGGGGATTTAATACCCTGGTCGATAATACTCTTGCTTTACAGCTTGATTATTTATACTGTATTTCGGTACAGTCGACTTCAGTGACTCAAATTTTGATGAAATATCATTCGATTCGTGCTAAAATGATCGGTGATGACAGCATTTATGCTGAAACTCCATATCTTGTTGATTTGATTAATGTATCAATGCAGATAGGTTTTGAGTTGAAGTATGAGAAGAATCCTTGTCCTCTTCGAGAGGCTGTATTCTTAAATGCTGGTTTCGTCAAGCAAGGTGGCTACTGGTTCATGTTTCCGAATTTCGAGAAATTGAGAGCCTCTGTTTTCTACCTATGGAAAAGTAGATCATGGAGGTTGGCGTATGTTAAAGTTTGCGCCTATCGGAAATTGTGTTATCCTTTCCCCAAACAGAGACAAGAAGCAGATTTGATGTTGCGGTATATTCGTGAACATCATGATTCTGATATGCAAAGGGAGCATAGTATGGATGATAAAATCTCATACGCTTCTTCTTTGACGAATCTTATGTCTGATAAAGACAATCTTTTTCTTCTCACTGGTTTGGAAAGTTTGGTAATGATCGTTGATGAGCATAGTGGATTGGCTCGTGAAGCGTACACTGGCTGGCCTGTAGATAGATACACGCCTCCTTATGTGCAGTTTCAGGGTTGGTTTTCTGGCAATTCAGCGACATTATCAGAGGACTCACAGGATTTGGTTGCCCTAGGAAGCCACCCCTGTGAACGAATATTTTTCGAATCTAGTTAATAGAGCTGTTCGAAAATAATTTCGTGGTTCGTCCTCGAAGTTTGTATTATAATCGTTTTCATGTTGTGTGATTTACTGTCTCGTTTTTTGCGATTTCTTTTTGAGTCTCTTACTGTCTGTTTTCCAGATCGTTTGACTGTAACATTAAGTGTTGTTGAGATAGTCTACTATTTAGTAGCGATTGTTTATTTCATTTGTGAGCTTGTTCGTTTGTTCGTTTAAGTTTGCATTATGTCTATGTCCGATGTTTCACGGTCTGAGCGTGTTCTTAATGCGATCGGATCGAAGGTTGGACTTACTGAGTGTGGTCGAGATTGGCTTATCGGTTGTTGTGATCCTTATCACGATAAGCCTCTCAATATTTGTGGATACCCAGATGTTAACGAGGCTGCCTCTGTTACTCAGGTTGTCAAGTTATCTCAGCAGTTTTCTGCCCCTGTTTCTGCTGGGACTGGCAATTGGGATATGCACATACATCAGTTTCCTTGGTTAGCTGGGTTTGGTTCAGGTAATGCACCCCCTATTTTGGGTGTTACAGATAATGGCACTAATTTGACCATCAGCGCTGCCACTGTTTCTAGTGGCTCTGGTTGGGGTGGTCTTAGTGTTGATTCTGTTCCTGCTGGCTCACCTACCTTTCATTATAGTAATGCTTCTATTACTCAGCCATTCAATACCCAACTGAATCCTTATTTGGTTGGTGAGTGGCGCCTCATTGGTATGGGGTTTGAAGTTATTAATACTACTTCTGAATTGAATGTCCAAGGTCTTGTTACTTGTTATCGTTATCCTATGGCGTCGTTGGATTCTGGATCCACGATACCTGTTGTGTTGTTTAATAACATTGTTAGCAGTGTTGGTGCGAGTACCTTTGGCTATCCTGTGGTTGTCAAGACAGCTGCTCCTCCTGATAATGCAGGTGGAGCTCTCTTGTTAGCCGATTCAAGACAATGGAAAGCTAAAGAAGGAGCTTATGTCGTTTCTACTTTGAACGATGATGAGCTCCCTACTGGGAGTAATAATGTTTCTTTGCAGTTAGCTCTCAATTCGACAGATAATACTGCCGGTATTGGGATTAAACAAGCTATTACTTCTCCCGCTCTTCTCGGACCAATTTT